TAATTAATTCTATTAACAAAGAATTTAACTCATTTAAATTTTTTTTATTTTGAACATATCTATGAGTTGCAACACCCTTACCAGATAAGCCTGATTTCATTTCTTTATTATTATTTAAAGCAATCTTACATTCTTTTTTTAATGAATTAAATAATAATTCTGGCAATTTAATATCTAAAAAACCCATATTATTAAAATTTCTAACTGTAGCTTTACCCTGCATTATTTAAATGGTTGTCCTATGTTCCAAACAACAAGACTATATCTTGTGCCTGATGTTACTGGTTTAACTCTGTGCCATACAAAAGAAGGAAACACAATGATAGATCCTTTAGGTAAAATCTCTTTTGCTCTTTTTAAATGTTTAGCTTCATCTCTCATATGTGGATCGTAGTTTCTAAAATCAAATTCTAGTTCTCCACCTCTGTATTCTGAACCATCTGTTAATTGACAAGTCATAGATAGTTTTCGAATTTTACCTTTGTCAGGTCCTTCTTTTTCATAAGGTTTATCCCAAGCATCACAATGCCAATCGTAATATTGATTATGTTTATATTTTGTAAACTGACAAGATTCTGATCTATCCCACTCAAAGTTCCAACCTGCATTTTTATTAGCCATATGAATGTATGGCCGTATTTCTCTATATATCCATTCTTCATTTAACCAAACTAAATCTGATTTTCTTTTTATTTGCATATTTTTAATTTGATCTTTGTTTAATTTTTTCTCATCATATCCACCTGTTCTAGCCATTGATTCTTCTTTTGAATTTGCATAAGCTATTACATCATCACAAAATTTTGGTGTAAGCACACCACTAAAATACCAATAGTAATTAGATATATTCATAAGTTATTGTTTGTACAAAGTTTAAACTATCCTTTTGATTATTAGTTAAGTAATACATATTAGTTGATGGAAACATAATAAACATATTATTTTTAAGTTCTATATCCCGGGATCTATTTTTACGTCTGTTGTCATCATAAAATATTTTAACAAAACAATTTTTAACTTTTACACCATATAATAATGTATAATCTGGTGAGTTACGTAAATCTACTGGATCTACAGTTAATAATGGAACTGTAGTTTCGTTTGGTTTATATATATTTCCCCACATTTCTTTGTTAACTAAAGTAAATCCATATTCAAGACCAATATGATCTCTCATATAAGTATTTAACTTATCGAATGTTTGTGAAAATGGAAATTTTTTGTTTTGAATTACTGATTGTAAAATATCGCCTGATAATTTATCTCGGTCAATGTCCCAATCTTTAGGCATCGCCACATCACCATAATAAAGAGCTTGCTCTGTTAAAACTTTCTTTTGCATACCACCACCATTTTTAATTTATGCTTTTCTGTCTGTCAAGTCCCAAGTTGTATTAGCTTCATTCCAAGAATAATCCCACATATGAGTATCTGCTGTGTTTTGTGATTCTTGTTCAGCTGTTAATGCTGGAACATCACCGATTGGTGATTTCCAAGAAACTGATGCATTATGTTTTACCCAAGAAGCAAAAGGTTTTTTAGGCCAAAAGATTTGATCGTCCTCATCCCAAGTATGACCTATACCTGCATAGTTTCCTCTAAAAGGTGTACCACCACTATTATGTTGACCACCATATGTATTGTAAGATGTTTGAATCCACATTTCTGCAGGCCAATTATTATGTAATTGTAAATATTCTTGACCTACTCTTTCGTCTTCAACACCGTCAGCGTTAAGCATATCAGAATTATTCAAAGTTAATACTGATATAACTTTATTGTTAGTTCCTAATTTTGCAAAATGTGCCATAATTATCTCCTATTGAAATTTGTACCTTATCATTACTATACCTGAACCACCTGCTCCACCATTTGCTGCTCCAGGATATCTAGCTGCAGATCCACCGCCGCCACCAGTATTAACTGTTCCAGAAGTAGATGCGGGACCAGGTGAAGTAGTATCACCACCTACTCCAGGTCCACCACCACCAGATCCACCACTACCATTAGATACTGGTTGTATTAAAGCACCGCCGCCACCGCCAGCAAAAAATCTTCCTGCAGGTCCTGGTGTACCAAAACATGCTGCAACTCCTGGTCCTATAAATGCATTGGCTACTTCTGTACCAGGTCCACCAGTAACTCCTGAACCAGCTGTACCACATGCTCCACCGCCACCACCGCCATATCGTCCAAGAGCACTAGATCCACCGGGTGCACCTTGAGAAGGACTAACAGGAGGTGTATTTCCTGCTCCGCCTGGTCCACTACTAGTTGGAGTAGAACTTCCACCACCACCTGATCCACCAGCAGTATTTGGTCCACCACCACCTGCTGATGTTATTGTTGAAAATGTTGAAGGGCTTCCTGAAATACTTGGTTGTATAGTACCCCCTGCTCCTACTGTAATTGGAAAAGCTCCTGCTGCAGCAGCAAAACAAGTTCCTGGATAATTAAATCTCATTCCACCAGCACCACCAGCACCACCTACATAAGCTGGAGATGATCCATCAGGAGAACCATTACCGGCTCCTCCACCGGCTACTACTAAATACTCCATAGCATTGGGATTACCTGAAGGACCTGGAGCTGTACCTGAAACTGAAAAAGTTCCTGGGCCTGTAAAAATATGTGTTTTAAAATCACCAGTAATTACTTCTGTTCCACCTGATGCTGCAACAAATAAACTTGGTACAAGACCTGCATCACTATCAATTGTATTAATCCAACCTTGTGTTGAATCTACATATACAAAAGTTAATGTTTGTCCATTTACTGCTCCAGATATACTAGCATTTACACCACTAATTTTTTCTGTTCCATTTGGACTAATGGTTATAGCATTTGATCCAAAAGTTCTTGCATAGTCATTAATTGATACTAGTGCTCCAGCAGCACCTGCTGGTAAATTAACTGTAAAGCTACCGCCACTTGTATCACAAAAATAACCTTCACCAGCAACTGCTGTAAAAGTTGCAGTTTTTTTAGTTGTAACCCATGATGTTCCACCACTAGCAGCGTCAGCAAAAGTTGGAGGTGCACCTGCACCTGCTGAAGTTAAAACTTGACCACATGTTCCTGTTGCTACTGCAACTGGATTACCACTTGCATCATAAGAAATTATATTTCCATCTGTACCAGGGGCCATTTTTGCTAAAGTTACTGCATCATCTGCAATTTTTGCTGTAGTAACATTAACATCTGCAATCTTAGCAGTGGTTACTGCACTATCAGCAATTTGTGCAGAAGCAACCGTGCCACCTAATGTGTCTAAAGATATTTCTGTTAAATTTGTACCATCTGTATATGCAGCATATATTTTTGCAGCATCTAATGTAAATCCAGTACCTGATGCAGTTTTAATTTGTAAGTTGGTTGGATTTGTTAAACCTGTAGCATCAAAAATATAAAATTTTTCTATACTATCTGGAACAGTACAAATTGTACTAGCAGCGATTGATGCAGTAGTAAATTTAATAACCATATTTCTTGCATTTGAAATAGCTTTATTTGTCATTACTAAAGCTAAAGTTCCACCACTTGAAAGAGTTACAGTTTCTACGCCTGCAATTGCTTGTTGAATTAAATTTAAGTTATTATTAGTATCAGAACCCCAAGTACCAGAAGCTTCACCAGTTCCAATTAGTTCAAGTTTTAAGTCTGAAGAATAAGTTGACATAATTTGTTATATTTTATAAATTTATATTTGTAAATAATATATATTTGTATTGATTTGTACACTAAATATTAGTCCAAGTTTCAGTATTATCATCGACTATTGGATCCCAAAATCTTAAATTTACTGGTGTAACAGTCATTTCTTGACCTGTTTGAAGAATAAAGTTATTAGTACTAGGTATAATATCATCTAAAGTTATAGTCATTTCTTGACCAGTCATTTCTTGAAAATGAGAAGCACTAATCGTAATAGAGCTTACATTAGCATTAGCACTACTTCCAGTAATAGGAAGTATTTGATCTGTTGTAATTATAAAACTACCAGATGAAGTATTTAAAACTTGACCAGTTATTAAAGTTGAACTTGCTGATCCAGTAACTACATTACTTACACTTGTATTTATTGTAAATTCAGGAACTACTACCGTTATAGCACCACCTGCTGCTATCGTGTAAGTTCCTATACTTGTAGTAATTTGTTGACCTGTAGTAGAAAGAAAGTTATTAGATGATACTATAAAATCACCTGAAGAAGCTACCACACCTTCACCGGTAACTGATATTGCAGCGTTACCTATAATATTTGCAACATTAGATACAGAAGCAGTTACTGATTGACCATCTTCAATAAATATATTTCCATCTCCAGTAACAACCTCTCCTAATGCTGTACCCCAAGCTCCACTACTCCATTCTTCTCTTCCCCAACCGTTACCAAAATTAAGTTCAAGTTCTAATTGTGAAAGTCCAGTAATTGTAACTTCTCTACCTTCTCCAAATGATACACTATTAATTGATGATGTAACTTGTTGACCGGTAATAAATAAATCAGTGACAGCAATTCCTACAACGATGTTACTAACACCACTATTTATAACTTGTCCAGAAATTGTTGTTAAAGAAGGCGCAGCAGCAAATACATTACCAACAGATGTTGATGATGATATTCCTGTAATGACAGCTAGTGCATCAGGTGATGTACCCCATGCACCTGTGTTCCATCCATCTCTACCCCAACCAACAGTAGCCATAAGGAATTTCTCCTTATGCTATTCTGATTAAGCCAGCAGATGCGTTAGCAGTTGGAAACTGTAATTCAAAAGTTCCATTTGTAGAAGTTTTAACTCCTCCAAAATCTAAAACTGCAATCGCAGCATTAGCACTAGAATTATTGTACAGTAAAGCAGCTTGAGCAGATATAGTTGCATTTGGAAATGTAACATTATCAGCATCAAAAATTGCAGTAGTTCCATCTACAGAAATAGCTACATTAGTTAATGTGTTTCCACCAGTAGTGTAGTTAGTTCCTGAAGCTGATACTTCGTTTCCTGTTATATAAACAGATGTTGTTGCATCTAAAGTTGCCGCATTAGTATATAGTGCACATTTAAGAGTTTGAGCAGCAAGGTTTCCACCAGGCGACATCAAGTCTTGTTTAAACACTGTGCATATCGCTTGTGTTATTGCCATATTATTGTCCTCCAGTTAATGTGTTTGTACCAACAGGGCTACCTGGAAACTTATAGTCCGTTCTTCTTCTTCTACGGGCTTCATTGTTAACAGTAGCAACTCTTGTATTATACAAATTTGTGTATATAGTATAATCTTCTATGTTCTTTGTAAAGAGATTTGCTTGAGCTAAACAGCCAAATAATAAAACATCTGAAATATTTTCAGTATACCAGTTGGTAGTATTAGTATTAGATAAAGGATTAATTTTTCCTTGATATCCTAGTTTTAAAGTATAAGCTTGATCTGGAGTAGGAGCTAAATATACTCGATCATCATCAAAATTAGAAAAATATTTAGGTTGATCTTGAAGAGAAGAATCAGGCCAATATTCTTGACAAAAAGCTAAAGTTTTTAATTCTAAATAACTTACATTAGAACCTACAGTAATAGTTAAATAATTAAATAACATAGGCTCGATAGAAGTTGGAAGATTAACAAATCTATCTCCCGCAACTGCTGTAGTAGTTACATTTTCGTTAAATCCAATAGGGTCTATATCTCTTGATAAAGAATCAAAAGTATTATCTATAAAAGTATCTAATTGGTTAGTAAAATCTATTCCTGTATTTTCAGCCCATGTTTGTATATCAGTCTTTAGACTGCTGTATGTCATTGCCATCTTTTATTACCTCATCAACTTTAAATTTAGTCCAAACGTGTCCAGCAAATGGATAAGTTCCATAATGCGTTAAAGGACTTTGAAGATCAGCATGTATTTTACCACCTATTTTTTGCCATAATCTACAAAAAGCATAATCCTCTGATAGATATCTATTACTTTTTTCATCAATAATACAGTCAAAAAATGCATAACAATTATCACTACCATATCTTTTTCCATTAACTATTTGATCGCTAGTATATTTAAGATTAGAATAAGCTTCTTTCATCTTATAAAAAACTTCTTTTTTAATACACATAAAACCTGTTGCAGCATCCATTACTTCAGTAAAACCACTAGTTAATTCAATTTTATT